GTCTTGCTTCTGTACGTCTAGCTCATAGCGTTGAGCACAGGCATCCAAGCTAAGTGGCTCCTTCTGTCCACGTAGTAGTATGTACTCAGATAACATTGTGTCATATATGTCACCACTGTACTTGAAGCCACACTCCCACAGCCACATAAGATCGTGCTGGGCGTTGTGCATGATCAACAGGGTTGTCATGTCTAACACCTTCTGTATCTCCTTACGCCCAGCGCCTGAGGTATCCTTCTGCTCAACATGGTCTAGCGTTACGATACACTCAGAGCCACCCTTAACTGCCATCATACCAACCTGCACTAGGAAGTTAGACGGCTCGAAGGGATCAAGTATTACCTTGCCATTACGCTTTATTGTGGTGTTCTCTACGTCTAGTACTATTTCCATGCCAACCCTCCTATGCTTGATACTGTGATCTCTCGCCGTCTAACTCACAGTGTACTACACCATGCCAACCACCCTTGAGCTTATTCTTAGCTATGTTCAAGTGTCTCTGCGTATCTTGTTCGTCTGCCCCTTCAACTTGCGGGTTCTTAGAGATCAAGATCATCAGGTCAGCTTCAGCAGCCTTACCTGTCTTACTGCCTTCCATCATAGACTGATCTACATACACCTTACCTTCAGCTACAGCACTTAGCTGTGACATCCAGATTACAGCACAGTCATGCTGCTTAGCTATGTTACGTGCATGGATGGCAGCTTCCTTAAGATACACATCTGACTTGTCACTGGTCTTGCTGGAGAACTTATCACCCATATCTAAGATCACGATGTCAGGCTGGTAAGCTTTTATGATAGCCTCAACCCACGCCATGTCTTTGCCTGTTGAGTCATACAGCTTGATGTTCTCTCGTACAGGCTCGTAGCGTGACGCAGCTAAGGCGTAGTTACCCTTCACCTCTTCCATAGACATGGAGGTAGCCGCACTGAGATACCTAGCTCCTACACGCTCATACGCCTCTTCATTACACAGGACGATACACTTAGCTCCCTGACTAGCGAAGCCTTTAGGCCCACCTAGTAGTGAGGCATGAAAGGATGTCTTACCTGTGTTAGGTCTAGCACCTACGATAACTAAGTGTCCTCCACTAATACCTTCTACCTTGCTAGTCAGAGATGGTATGTTGAACCTCCACTTAGACTGTATGTCATTAGCTTGCAGTAAGTTATCTATAGAGATGTCACCCCAGTCAATCTTAAGGTTAGGCATGAAATCATCTTGATAGTCAGACAGTATCTTACGCATAGGCTCTAGGCTAGTCTGAGTACCATTAACGTAGTCAAACCCTAAGTTGGCTATCTCTTCGCCTACTACCTGCTGGAACAACTTACCTAGTACTTCTTCAGCTATGCCCTCAGACATAGGCTCTTGTCTGTCAATCTTCTTGAACAGATCTTTGTACGTTTCTTTGTTCGCTGTTGTGATAGTAGCGTTGTGTGTAAAGAACAGCCCTTCTAACTCAGAAACGGTGAGGTTCTTCTCATACGTTTCCATAGCGTAGTCGATAGTGCTTTTGATCTTGCGTACATCCTTAGAGAATAACTTGTCGGGTGTACGGATACCTCTATGATTGGCATAGAAGTCTTTATCCATTAGTGTTCTAAGTAGTGCTAACTCCATTATCTTTCTCTCTCTTAGTAAAATCTATCTGATACGCACCCTCTGGGGATTTGTATGCAGCTAAAATATCAAGGAATTGTTGGTAGCTCATGTGTAGTAGCTGGTACTCAGCAAGCTCTTCATCAAACTGTCTGAAGTAAACTACACTGTTATCTGCTATTACAACCTCAACATCTTCAAACCTATCTTCCTGATCTAGTGTGACAATTACAGAAGCATCCTGTTCAAATTCAACTGTGTACACGATTGACTGCCTCCCTCTGTATAGAAGCCTGACGCTCTTCTTCATCAAATTCTCTTATCCAAGGTACAACAATACCTGTATTCCATTTCTTTGCTTGAGCCATAGCTTCTTCTTTGTCAGTAAAAACTAAAGGCTTATCATAATTAGTAAAAACCTTCTTGCCTGTATCGTAAGCCCACTCACCACCTTCTATCTCAAACATGACTGCCCACATAATAATCTCCTATTTAGTTGTTACATCTAAACAAACAACACCAATGCCGTTGTGAGTTATCATTACTTCTGCTTTCTTTCTTTGTACTTCACATTGTTCATACTTAGTGTAGCTACCTATATGGAAGTATTCTAAGCTCTGCCCACTGATCAACTCCAGCCATACTAATGCCCACATTTCTCTAACCCCTCTAGCCTTTCTTCTAAGTCAAATATTTCACGAGCGCACTTGTTAATCTTATTAGAACTCACATCCTTTGCGTCATTTATTTCTTTGTACAACGCAAACAGTTCTTCTTCTTTGTGTGCTATCTCACGTTCTACATTCTCTATCTCACCTACCATACTCATTTTACTTCTCCAATCTTAATGCAAACCACGATGTAGGAAACCATTCCTTCATGCTGTTACAAATCTGGTTAGCTACTAGCCTAGTCTCTAGCTGTGTGTCACCTGCACACCTAAGGTTACACATATCGGCAAAGGCATCTAAGCTACCTGACCAGTACCACTCAGTCATCATTGACTGTGGTAGTACCATACGTGCTTGCTCTGGACAAACATTATTTTTTAGTAGTTCATTGTAAATGGATAAGGAGCCAGAGTACACATGAGCTTTTACATAATCAGAGGTACTATGTTCCCAGTAATCAGCTAAGTATGATTTGTCATCTGGATACTCCTCAGTATCATCAAACAGTAATTCATCTACAAAACCAGTGCCACTGCCTTGTTTCTTATCGTCAGCGTTCTCTCTCCAGTTGTCAGGCAAATAAAACTCAGGCTCATCATCCACGTACCTACGGCTGATCTCATTCCAGCGTAGGAACTTATGCTTGACTAACTGTCTAGCTACAAACACTGGTGCTTTAACGTGGAAGGATGCAAAGCAATGTCCAAAAGGGCTGTAATGACCATGCTCAGCTAAGTAGTGGATCAGCTTACGGTCTTTGTCCTTCAAGACATACTGTTCTGTTTCACTGTTGTAATCATCCCATGTGGATTCTTTAGCAAATGATACTCGTGCTGCATTAACCACTGTCATGTCATTGCCCATGTGATTTACATATGTTACTTCAATCATCTTTACTCTTCCAATACTTAATGGTTTCTTCTGTCGTTTTGTAGTAAGTAGTTATAAAATGATCCACACCATCTGAGTGATAGTGCTTATTTCTCTTATCACTGCCCCACTTACCTGTACTGTAGTAGTATGAATAGCGAGAGCTATACCTATTCTCAGGTTCTTTATCCTTATAAATAAAGATTAGTTTCTGTTGTTCATGTACAAAGTAAGCAATACTTTTATCGTCTAAATACTTTTTAACGTACTCTAAATCTTCGTTGGTATATTTCTTAAACTTAGGTTTACCTTTGGCATCACGGCCAGCATAAACGTAACCTTTTTCTTCGTTGTCAAATGTTTGTTCAGTCATTAGAAGGATACCTCTCCATTGTCATTGCGTGGATCATTGTAGTAACCTTTAACTAAGTAGTGGTGTCTTGTGTCTGGTTCATCTGATACACCCTTTTCGTGTACTTTGTCAAGGCCCATCTCATGTAAGAACATTTCTAAGTCAGTCATACCATCTCCTTTAATTTCTCTATGTCGGATACTACACGATACTTTATATCATCGTCAAGCCTCAAAGCTATAGTTTCTACACCTGACCACAATTCTATTTCTTTCTTAAATATCAACGTCTTATGTGCGGCATCAGGGTCAAGCGCTACAATTACCTTGCTGTACTCACCTATCTTAGCCATATGCTTTAACGTTAAACTAGTTCCTAAGATAGCCATAGCTGATAAGTTAGGCACCATCTGATTAGCTATCATAGCTGACACCATGTCCTCAACTACAATCAGGGTGCTGTCCTCTTGCTTACCCACTATGTAGTAGTCTGCTACACCTGTGTATCTAAACCACTTAGGTTGCTTACCTGTCAGTGACCTGCCGTTAGCGTCAATCATTCTACCCCTGTGGTAAATAGGCAACACTATCCTGGAATCTTTGACATCATACATTAAGTTGTCACTAGGTATATTCCAATCATTAACGTACTCATAGAACAGGGGCGTCTCCCTTGGGCTAGGCTCCACCACATACTCAGGTATCACCATAGTCTCAGGCTCAGGTGGGCTAGACAGTTTATGTTTAGCTAGGCGTAGCTGTATCTCTTGTGCTGTCATGTTAGTGTGGTATGCACCACTCAGCGTACAGTCCAGCTTGTAACAGTTGTACACTATAGAGCCACCATCGTTTAGCACAGTGAACGTGTTCTTAGCTCTACAGCTAGGGCAGTCCTTGCGTAGGCTCTGTCCGTCACTGAGGTCTAGTGTATCTAGGTAGGCTCTAATGTCCATGTTATGTCTCCTCCTTTACTTTGTGTGCTTGGCGCTGGGCTAATGCACTGGACGCACCACTAAACGTGTGCTTGATGTATGGGTCTAGTGACCTGATGTTCTTATGCCCACTCACCTGTTTGATCTGCGTGACGTCAACACCAGCCTCAACCATCTCCGTGATAGCTGTACGCCTCATGTCCATAGCTGTAAGTTCTGCTGGTAGATCAGCGGCTTGCTTGATAGAGTTAATGTAAGTAGATATGTTTCCTTTCCTGTAAGGCTTGTATGACCCATCACTAGGGTTGATCTGTGGCGCTACAAAACTCTGGAAGCCAAAGCTTTTGTCTTGCTGTTTTAGTATGTGCATCAGTTCATCACTGATAGGTAAGTGGACGTCAGCGTTACGCTTACTCTGTGTCAAGTCCATGCGTTGCTTATCTAAGTCTATCTTATCCCAAGTCATTAGCCTCATATCACCTAGACGTTGCCCCCACTCGTAAGCCATATGGACTATCAAGCCTATGCTACGCCACTTCCATTCACCGTAGGCTGTGTCTAAGAATAAGTAAACCTGATCTGGTGTCCACATGACTTTGCGTGGCGGGTTAGGTACACGATCAATGCCTATCATAGGGTTGTGATACATTATGTCTAAGCTGATAGCCTTGTTGAATATGATAGACATGATAGTTGAGATCTTGTTAGCTCTGCTTACCCCCCTGTCTAGCCACTGTTCATACAAATGATTGGCACACTTAGTCTTGAATTTGTTTAGCCTAGTATCTCCTAACTTCTTGCCTAGCAGTGTGTGTGTACCGAGAGCAACCTTTAAGCTGCCCTCGTACTCCTTTTGTGTGCTACCCTTTAGTCTGCAAAAAGACTTAGAGGTTAGGTAATACTCTACTACATCCGATATAGAAGAGTTAGGTTTAAGTTTAAGTATCATTGTCCCTCACTAAAAAGTAAATAAATGCGCCTATATAAATCACCATCCAAGGTACTGCTATCTGCCAGCCTAACACTATAGGTAGCCCTCCAAGCTGATCTGGTGGATGGTGTCTTCTAGGTCAGCTTCTAAGCTCTCATACAAGTCTATGTCTAGCAGGTTCTTACCTTCTAGCATGTTGACACTGTGATCCTCATTTAGGAACTCCACTACATCATATGACATGGTGTCTTCTTTCTCTATAGATAAAAACATACTACTTCCCTTCTACAAAATTAATGTGTTCTTTAGCTTTCACCATCTTGTTTAACAGTGTAATCACATGGACTAGGTGCTGCGTAGTCTCTGATGAAATGTCTTCATTAGTTGAATAAGCATCAAAGTAATCGCCAAATGATAAGCTTTTCATACACTCATCTATGATGAAGTCTACTTGTCCTTCAGACAACATACCTTCCCAGAAAGCTGATCCAGCCATATTATTCTCCCATTCTTTCATTGTGTATGCTTTCATACAGTTCAGGAAATGCTATGCGTAATTTCCATTCTGATCTGTCGATAGCTTTCATTTCTTCTGTGTTTAGCTCATAAGCTTCGTGAAGCATAAAGTCTGCGTCTTGTATAGTCTTCATAACGAACTTTAGTGTTTCTATTTGTTCAGCCTTCAAGAAGTGTGCCGCATTATCATACTCTAACTCTCGCATTTCACGATCTATCTCCCACTTAGGGCGTAGATCAAGTACTGGTGTTTCTGCTGTTTCTTTAGCAATCTTCTCAGCTAGTTTTTCATTAGTGCGTGTCATAGTTTTCTCTCTTTCATTTGGGTTTGTACTTGCTCTGCTATTCTCTTATTTACTGTAATAATAATCACCTGTCCAGACTTATCGTAGACTATCCACTTCTTTCCTTCTTGGCGTATCATTTTTGTCACTCCTCTCTGTGCAGTTTCTTTAGTGTTACAGTCTCTACGTTACCATCATGCAATAAGTTTAGCATATAGTCTCCTATGTCAACTAAGCTATTACCCAGACTTCCAACATTCCTGGAAATTGGTTCGTCATAATACTTTACATGAACCTCAGTGCAAGTCCAAGTCGGTCTATCTCCTGTTTGTTTCTCAGCTATAAAGTCAGCCATCTCAGGCCAAGTTACTGTTTCACTATGCATGGTTGTCTCCTTCTGTTAAAAGTATCCGTTAATTAGTTCAGATAGTATCTTATCATCTTCGTCTTCTACTATGCCGTACTGCTCCAAGAACAGTGGGTCAGCGTAGACACGGGTTAGACCCATTTTAGCTTCCCGTATGTAGCTGTCACCCATGTCGTATGAGCCGTGTGTCATGTCGGATTTGACTGCCACAAACCACCTAGCGTACCTGTTCTTATCTTCGTTAGCTGGTATCTGATACGTCTTAAGTACTCGCATCTCAGTGTTACCAAACGGCCCCTGACCTTTGTAGATTGCGTAGGGCTTATCTTGATTGCGGGACTTTCCCAGTAAATTCTTAGCCATGTTTCTATCCTTTTGTCCATTGTTGTTGTATTGTTAAACCTTTTCTTAGCATACTTTCAGCCTCTCTTGTGTCACCTCGCTTCAGCGTGTCTAGCGCCCATGATACCCAGCTTGACGCCTGATGTGATAGTATTCCTGGTTTTGGCTCAGCGTCAGGCTTAGGTGTATCCACTAACGTTACTAGTGTAGCACCTACCTTGTTGTTATTCAGGAAGGCCATAAGGCAAGTCTTATCTACTGGCACTTCAACTGTATGCCAGCAACCTCTGCCTAACTGTTTATTTGCATCAGCTTGTGTACCAGCCCATTTGCCGTTGTCGTTAGTGTATAGCTTCATTTGTTTGTCCTAACATATTCTTGTGCTGCATTAATAATCTCACCTAAATCTTCAGTTCCTACATAGTGAAAGTAGTCTGTTGTGTACGCTACTGCATCACTATGCTTGTACAATCTCTGAAGATGTACTGGCTTGCCTGTCCTCTCATCAAATAGTGCTACCTCACAAAATGTATCGGCTGAGTATTGCGCTATAGATAAAACGTGGTGTTCATCTATGGGTAGCTTAACATTGTTAAGGTGCTGGTTTACGTTTAGCCCTGCTGTCTGTAGCATTATTCATGCTCCTCTATGAATGCAAAGCCACCGCCATTACCTTCTTCATCTTGCGACAGTACAAGCCTAACTTTATCGCCGTTTTCTCCCGTGTCTGATTGTAGTATAAAGACAGGCCAATCATTTAGTGCGTCTTCATCCCTCTCTAGGTAAAAATCTACAATCTTACAGCCTATTAGCTGTCCAAAATATTTCTCATTTATATCACTCATTTGTTCTCTCCTTACTGTAAAAAATGTTTCATTATTTGAATGTCAGTCATTCCGTCCAAGGTATCCTTGTTAGAGTAAT